TAATGAGAAAAGAATACTTATCCACAAAGACTTGTTGTTCTTAAAGAAAAGAAAGGCAGGTTTCGGAGTACCTTTTTTGAAGCTACTCTTAACGATGCTTTCCTCTTCTCGAACGATAAGGACTAGTGTCTCAGCTGATATCAATTCTATTATTGGGCCTTCTAAATTAAAGAAGTACCCCTTTACTAGAAGAGATTTCTCTGAGTTCTGGTCTGCTTTGGGATATGCAAGGGATCATAATGTAGATCATCAAGTTCCTAATTCTATTCGTTTTAAGTCATATCATAAGACGACGAAAGCAGGTCCTAATGGTCATGCACTGATGAATAGCTTGGATGATTTAGCATCACTAATGAGTGATCACCCCTCAGTTTTAGGGGATATTATCTTTATTGGTGGTATTAAGCTCCAAACTAACATCATATGTGCACTACATTACTTAGGTCCAATCTTAAAGTATATTGAGTCTCATCCTTTATATAAGCCTATTAAAGATAGGATTATACGTAAGGTTGTTTCCTTCCCTGATAAGGAGGGAAAGACTCGGGTTGTTGCGATATTTGATTATTATTCTCAAACATCTCTGCGCCCTCTTCATAACTACCTATTTAAGGTAATTAGAAAGATACCTCAAGATTATACCTTTGATCAAACCGGGTTCTTGAATACAATTGGTAATCAAGAAATCTATTATAGTATAGACCTTACGGCCTTTACAGATAGATTCCCAGTATTAATCAATCGGGACTTACTAGCCTCGCGTTTTGGTATTCATTATGCCAATTCGTGGATGCAGATAATGACACAGCCATTATTTTATAATGGTGAGTTCATATCATATTCTACAGGCAACCCAATGGGTGCATATTCCTCGTGGAACTCTACATCCCTTTCACATCATTTTATTGTGTGGAAGAGTTGTAAGAACCTAGGAATTGATTGGTCTACGCTTCCCTATGCTTTGCTCGGTGATGACATTGTTATCTGTCATAAACGAGTAGCACTAGAGTACTGTAGATTGATCCGCACTATTGGTGTCCAGTGGAATATGAGTAAGACCCATGTATCTCCCCATTTCTTTGAATTTGCTAAACGAATTTATTGGAATGGTCATGATTTAACACCTTTCCCTGTATCCGGCTTCTTTGAAGAACATCACACGGTTTCTGGTTTCACCCAGATTCTGTGTAATGCATCTACTAAGGGATTTGGCTCTGCAGGAACATTGTTAGATTCATTTGAATATTTCCTTACTCTCCTTGGTAAGCCTAAGCGTTTACGCTCTAAGCTTATTCAGTGGGGTAGGGAGATGGTGGTTTTATCCAACGTGATTCTGGGTAAGGTATCTGCACTGGAATTGCTTCCATTTGTGGATTTACCTTCACCTATGATATCACAGCTAAGCGAAGAGGTTATGAATAATATCCTCTCGCATTGTGTTATGATATTATTTTCTGAGTCATATTCAAAGTTATTGAGTCCAAGAAATAACTCTCCTCCTCTGGGAGCTTTCCCATTGGAATTGACTATTTTCTTGTCCTCATTAACTGGAGTTGAACCTCAAAGACCCTCGCATAATGAGATACCCTTTCCCTGGTTTGCTCTCAAGTTGAGTGACCATGAAATAATTGATCATTTGCCTGAGAGTATTCCCCTTACTTTTGTTTGGGGATTAATCAGTGAACGGTTTATCTCATCTACCAAGAAAGCCTTAAAGATAGATATGAATGGTGGAAACTGGGACTTAGTTTTCAACGATCTGTTGATCCCTAAATCAGATTATGAAATCTTTAGTTCCCGATCCATCCCGATTATCTATAAGACTTCTGGTAGAATTTTTATTCTTATTAAAGAACAGGTTAAAACCTTGCTCGCTTACCCCCAACTATTGTGACACAACAATATATTAAGATTATAATGGTTACTAATCTTTTTATAATTTATTGCGTCGCTACTAATCAGGGAGCTTTTTGTATAATCACTCTTGTGATTGTTCAAGGTTTCGTGTATAGAGGTTGGTAAGCC